TCCCAAATACCTCTTTTGAAAGATGGCATATATTTATATCCAGGAACTTGGAATGTGAAATACTCTTTTAGTTCTTCTTCAATACCTCTATCGGTTGAAGAGACTTTAATGTATACTTCATTTAGTTTTGAGATTTCTATCATACTCCAGCTAACCACTTTCTTTCTTCAATAAAGTTCTTAATAGCAAATGTTCTTCCATTTATTGATTGAAGAATCATTTTTAGATATTCAACTTTTTCTTGTTGAATGCCAATCTTCAATTCCATCTCAAGTAATTCGTTATCGTAATCAAGGAAAGATTCTATTTCAGATTTGAGAATCTTACCTCTTTCTGGTATCTTCCACTGCTTTTCTTGCATTATTTCTTTTGTTGGATTGATAAAGAATTCTTTTTTCTGTGCTCTGAGTAATTTGTAGTTATGCTGAAACTTAATCAGTTTCATTTTTTCAGCAGAATACAATTTAATATACTTGGCATGTAGTTGTGCGGTTCGTATTGACTCCTGTCCGATATTCGTGCTATCTATTTTGGAGTCAGAATCCCAAGCATTTTGTAAGTCTTCAAAGTTCATTGTATTATCCTCCTTTTGAGAAGGAGTTTATATTGTATATTGAGTAATGTCAACCAATTATTTTGGGTCATACCCCCATTCTAAATGAGAATTGCCGTCAGTGAATATATGTTTTGCTGGCACTCTCATGGATGCTATATGATAATCTCCTTTCAAAGCATGTTCTCCATGTTCTTTTGCGTATTCTTTTGAAGTCGTGACCCAGTCGCCTGGACGAATCATATGTCTTAATGGAGTATCTGTTTTCAATGCTTCTTTATGAACTGATTTTGGCACTGCTCTGTGTATCCATACCTTTTCTTCAGGTTTATCTTTCATCCTTTGTATTACACTGAATGCTTTTTGATCATAATCATTTCCTTGATTTCCATAATATTCAAATCCTTTATGTGAATAAACATCTTTTGGATAAATGCCGTTAGAAGTAACATCATGTAATGGTGCTCCAGATTCTTTATCTGGTGCTTCATGTTCTCCTTTATAACTTTCAAATATGAATTTTTTGAAACTAAACATTTTTATCCTTTACATTTTTTGTATGCTGTATGACCTATATTTGAAAGTAGCAGATGCTTCTAAAAATTGAACATCAGGTTGTGTAGAATCAAATATTAAAGAAGATACGGAAATTGGAAAGGCATCTTTGAATACTACTTCGTAATTAGGATTTCTTGATGATGTTAGAATTATTAATGATATATCAGAAACTATACCAAGACCAGAGTATATGGGTTGGCTTGAAATTGTTTTATACTCATCAAAGTTGTTAGGAAATCCAAGTTCTCTAATCCAATTATACAACTCAAGATAGTTTTGTAAGTCTTCATCAACTTTATAGTTAATCATTAGATCATCAAAATCAATATGGTCACCCGCCTTTGGAATCTTAACGAATGGGTTAGGTTGTTCTGGTCCTGTTAGAACCATTCCTGGCAGATTTACATTTTGAAGAAAGAAATTGACATTAGGGCACTTTTTGATTTGAAATCTGAAATTCAGAGGGCTCAAAAAGTTTTTATTCTCTGGAATATTATCAAGTGCTGTCATTAGTTTCTCTCCTATGATTAATTACATAAATTGAATGAGGTTGATTATGCCTTTAATCATTTCTTTCCAAAAAGATAATGTGAACCAACGTCTTTATCATATTCATGTTTCATATTATATTTATGAGATAGATGTTGTGAAAACTTGTTGTACATTTCATTGAAACCCGGATGTATAGCAGAAAACTCTAATGATTTTGGTTTGAAATGGTCAATGAAAGTTTCAATTACTTTTCTTTGGTGATTGAAAAGATGGGCTCCAAATAATGGATTACTATTCAAGTCTGGGTGCATGCTACCATTAACATCAAAAGAAATAGAATAATGCCCATTAACTCCCATGAATTTAGTTGAGACTTGTTTATCTCCTATAATTTCATCATGGTTGACATTATGCCCCTTGCCAATTTTTGGCACATCATAATGTTCTTCTTTGAAACGATCTAAAATAGATTCCTTGAGGAACTGTTTAAATGACTTCATCTTTTGTTTTTTAATCCTCATATGTTACTTATCTATATTTATACAATAAAAAAGGGAGGCATTTCTGCCTCCCCAGTAAGACCAGTTATTCTGGTTCTTTTTATTACATCAAGTTTGTAACAAGGACTCTGCGGTAATAGACGTTGCTGTCCTTGGTAAGAGCACCTGCACCAGCAGTTGCGCCTTCGGCAAATGGGTTTGCTACCATTCCATAACGAGTCTTAAACCCAATCTTTGGATGGAACGAATCTTGATCAACTGCACGAACCATTTGGAGAGGAACGTATGGGCAGTAGAAAAGACCAGCATCAAATGCGTTTGAACCCTTATAACCAACAACCATATAGTTGCCACCGGTAGCATATGGATCAATATAAACACGCATACGACCATTGAGAACACCAGCAAATGTATTACCAGTATCATCAACATTTAGTTGATTGCTATTGAGTGCTGGAGCATAATCAAGGATGCCAGCCATTTGAAGAGCAGAGGCAACGTCTGAAGAACAGATTACGATGTTGCCCTTGCCACGTCTTGTGTCCTTGGCAATCTTGTTAGCTTCTCTTTCAACTTGGAACATAAGACCCTTGAACTTTTCAACTGACCAACGGCCATTTGAGTCTGTATCAAGGTCAAAGATACCAGCAGTTGTTGTACCTTCAGTGGCACCTCTAGATGCAGTAACTAGAACTGTACGAACCACTTCACGGTTGATTTCTGCAAGAATTTCTGCAGAAAGAATGTTAGATAGTTCGGTTTCAGCATCAAGACCGTGAATTGCCTTAAGGTCTTGTGCGAGTTCCATTGTGTATTCAGCTTTGAGAGCACGTGACTTTGCTGTTACGGCAACCTTTTCAATGCTGAATGCCATTTGAGCAAAAGCAGCGTTTGAATCAGTACCAAGAGCTTCAGCTTGTGCTGTTGACATTGCTGAACCAAAGTTATATACACCTTCTTCAGCAAGGTTTGCTGTATAAGTTGTGTTACCTGGAAGAGTACCAGTGTGCTTTTGACCAAGTGTATTTGCACCTGTAACAACTGAAGAGAATGAAGTATTGACTTCGTTGTAGAAAGTTTCTGTACCAGTTTGGTTGCTGTATCTAGCACGCATTGCGAAGATTAGTCCTGTTGGACCAGTCATTGGCTGTACGCCGCAGATATCATAAGCAATGAGGTTTGGCATTGAACGACGAACGAGAGAAATAAGAACAGGATCAAAGGTGTCGATTGCACCGTCTGATGCTGTAGAGCTTGATGCTCTCATTGCGTTTGCTGGAATTGGATTTTCAACAAGGAACTGGCTTGAATAAGCAGATCCTTCACGAAGTGCTCTTTCTGTGTTCTCAAGAAGAACAGCAGTTGTATTACGGCGATGAATGTCCTTAATTGGGTTAAGGTCTTCATGCTCTAGAATTGGCTTCCACTTGTTGTTAAGTTGTTCTGTTAACATTTTTTTGTTTACTCCCTAGAATTTCTTTATGGGTTGTTATTATTTATAATTTATTACTTTTTGATAGTTCTTGAAATTGCTTTGGCATAGTTAGCAATTTGTGGTTCAAGATATTTTACTTCTTGAGATTGTGTAACTTCTTCAACTTCTTCATTTAAAGTTGAAGGTGCTGTCTTAATGCCAAAATACTTTTCCTTGACAATTTCAAGCTTTTTCTTGTAGTTGTCTGGATTGTTTTCAAACTCAACTCCTTCTGTCAAAGTCTTAAACTTGTCTACTTGTGTAAGAGCAAGTCCTTCAGAGACTTCGGCAAAAACCTTTTCTTTATTGCGTTCTTCAACGATTGCATTAAGTTCAATGTTCTTTTCAAGTTGTTCATTGAGTCTTGCTTCTAGTTCTTCAACCTTTTCAGCAAGTGCTTCAACAGCATCAACTTGTTCTTCTGGGAATTGAATATAATGTTCTGCGAATAGATTACGGAGACCCATAATGAAATCTTCTGTTAGTTCGTTGCGTAGTGATGTATCAACAGCAACTTGATTTTCTTCTAACCAGTTTTGAGCAACATATGACATATAATGGTCAATTTGTTCGGTTAGTGTATCTGTAACTTGTTCAACTTCTTCCTGAAGTCTTGTTTCGTATTCTTCTTCAATACGAGCAACTTCTGCGATTACCTTTGCGTTAACTGCAGCTTCAAAA